ACAACTTCCTCCACCACCAGATTGTAAGTCTCCTTTGACTTCAATGCAGCTTCAAATAAAGAATACTATTCAACAAATTGAAAAGGCAAAGAAAAGTGCATATGATTTTAGGTTTAATTTAAATAAAGATATTGCAAAAACACAAGAATGGATTGATAAAAAAATTGTAGAAGGTGCAAAAATAATTGCTGGTGCAGTTAAGTGGTTGTTCACTGAAATTGAAAAGTTTGTTATTGCAAGACTCAATAATGCTGCAAAAAAGACTTATAATCTCTTGATGCCCAATGAACAACCTGCGATGAAAGAGGGGATGGAAACTGCCAGTGATATTATAGCATGTCTGTTCAAAAAAATTATTGATAAATTGTTTGATATGGTTCTTGGATTCCTCAAGGGAGCAGTTGATAGAGTTGTTAACACAGCAGAGTGCCTTGTTAATAACTTTTTAGGTGGATTACTTGGTCAACTTGCTGGTTTGATTGATGGTACATTAAGTCAAGCCTTCGGTGCAGTTCAATCTATTATTAATGGTGTTGGTGGTATTATTGATAGTGTTCTTGGTATTGCTGGAGGAGGTCTTCAAATTATCTTGGATGTTATTTCTTTCTTGAGTTGTGAAGAAAAACCAGAGTGTTCTACTGTAGAAAACTGGAGTATATGGGATGGTAGTAATTCTGGAATAATTGACAATTTTGATTCATTGATTGAAAATATTACAAATACCGCAGGATCAATTACCAGTGCAATAGACATTGATAATTTTAATTTTAACTTAGATTTTGATAATCTATTTGATGCGGGTTCTTGTTACACTGGACCAAGAACTTGTGGACCACCTACTCTTGATACTTTTGGTTCAGGTACAGGTGCTGCTATCAATCTTATCGTAAGTGGTGGTGGCGAGATTCTTGGTGGTGATGTTGTTAATGCGGGTTACGGTTATGTTGTAGGAAATACTTATACAAAGGTTGTCGATGATTGTGGTATAGGTCAAGGTGGTATTGTATCTCCTATATTTGGAGGGACACTTCCTGATGGAACACCAATTACTTCGGGAGATGGAACAACACCTGATGTTGACGTTAGGGATCCTAATGGTAATCCTACTGTTGGTATAGTTGGTATTATAGTCGTTCAACCTGGTAAAGATTATCTTCCTACACCAAATGGTTCTACTGGTGGTGATGGTAGAGTATGGGCAAATCCAGAAGATACTAATATCACTAATGGAGACGGAACTATTAGAGTTCCTATTCCTCCAGAGAACCCTATTAATGTAAGTCCTGGTGACGAGGTTACTATTCCACCAGGAACAGAGATTGAAACTGATACTGGTCAAATTATTCCTGGTGGAATACCAACGATCATTACACAAGAATCAGTTCTTACCACTCCACCACTTACTATATTGACATCTCCTGGAAATTATCCATCACTGAATACTGGTTCTTATCCAGTTATCCTCTATCTTTGTGAGGTAATTATTGACAATCCAGGTATTAATTATAGTGAGGGTGATGAAATTATTATTGAACCTAACTTTGGTGCCAAGGCTGTACCCAAACTTGGAGACTTTGGTAAAATTGTATCCATCAAAGTTACTGAAGGTGGTGAAGGATTTACTGAGATGCCAAAGATTACTATGAAATCTCAGTCAGGTTTCAATGCAGAACTGATTCCGAAGTTCTGTATAGATAGAGTAGGAGAGAATGATTTGGAGAGAGAACCAGACTTCCAAGATAAGGTTATTTCTGTTATAGATTGTGTAGGTAAGTTTAATGTCCCAAACTAAAGATTACCATGTCATAAGATATGGTAACATGCATGGCGAGATAAAATTTGGTCACATTTGGCCAGATAATAATCAATCTGCGGTACTCTTAAGAAGTGGTAAGAATGAAAAACATTATATCACTTTAGAGCAAAAGGGTGAAAGTCATAGAAAACATGGTACAATCTGTAGATCACCTGGTGCATTCCAGATAAAGGCAGGAGATAATTGTACTGCAAAGGATGAACCTGCTGTCTTTATTGATGCGGTAAGTGGAAACCTGGTTCTCAACGCACTTAATGGTAATGTTGAGATTAGAGGAAGAAACGTTCTGATTCAAACTACTGGTTCAGGTAACAAGAGTGGTAGTATTTTGTTGTATGCCAATGAGAAGATCATTGGTAAGGCCCAAACCATTGATCTTAACTCAAAGATATCTACAAAAATTTTCTCTGAAAAGACTGTAGATTGTATTGGTAAAGCTGTGTTAAATATATACGGTGGAATGGTTGACTGTGCAGATGGTGCAACAGAAGTCATTGGATCAAAAACACCATCATCTAATGAAAGTAAAAACAAAGCAATAGTATAATGAAAGTATCTGATATATTTGTTGGAAAGAGATTTTTCCTTGGTTTAGGTAAACCTGAACTTCTTGGTCGTGGACCTTTAGAGGTTCGTGGTTCTGGATACATGGAAGGACCAACTATTACTGGTGATCCTACTGGTCAGTTTGACATTACCACAGCTGCTACTGATGGAGCTCCAGAAGGACCAACTAATGGTATTGCCAATGTGATGATTGGTCAGAACAAGAATACTGAGATGAAGCCCATCCCGTTTTATGCGTTGATGGTTAAAACATATGCAAGAATCAAAAGTTTCTTGAAAGTTGACACTCTTCTGACTGTAAAGACAATCAAGTCAAAGATTATCTACACTGAAGTTCTTCTTGCAAGATCAAAGAACTTTATGATTCCTCATCCAGACGACCCTAACAAACAACTTGTTTATGCATGTCTGGAAGGACCAGAACATTCTGTGTATGTAAGAGGACAACTAAAGAACAAAGATACTATCATTCTTCCAGAAGTTTGGAGGAACCTTGTAGATGAAAGGACTATCACAGTTTCCTTGACACCAGTTGGAACTCATCAAGAGTTAATTGTAAAGAGAACACAAGATAATCAAATTGTTATAGGAACAAAACCAGGTCTTCCTATCAACTGTTATTACCATGTATTTGCAGAAAGAAAAGACATTCCTAAATTAGTGACGGAGATTGAGTGATGCCAGAACCATTTCAGTTAAGAAATTATGCAACATTTACTGGACCTCTCCAGAAAGATGAAACCGCATATAGTTATGAACTTTCGGAGAAAGAGGGTATTTGGCATACTGACATTCCAACAGATACATCATTTCCATTGACAGATGTGGGTGTTCTCTTTTTCCGAGATCCCACTGATTTTACTCATTTTCATTTATATGGTCCAGCACCACAAATTGTTGTTCTTGAAAAACAATTAAACCAACCACTACCAAGTTTATTTTTACAAGTTCTTAATACCGTTGTTAATGGAAACATTATTGCTAATGGTAGTATTGTTGCCAATGGAAAAATTATTTGTAATGGAGTAACCACTATGAACGGTGTCTTTACTACAAACGGTGCAGCTGTTATGAATAGTCAGTTAACACTGTCAGGTGTTGGTGATGTGGCATCAAGAATTACTGCTAATACTGCTCTCGCCAACAGTAAAAAGTCATTTGATATTCCACACCCAACAAAGAAAGAACATAGACTAAGATATGTCTGTGTTGAAACTCCAAAGGCAGATGTATATGTTAGAGGTAAGCTGAAGGGTAGTAATGTAATCAATCTTCCTGAATACTGGAAAGGTTTGGTTGATCCTGATAGTATTGATGTTGTCCTTAGTCCCATTGGTTCTTCCCAGGAACTTTATGTGGAGGATGTTCAATGGGGAACTAAGGTGATTGTAAAGAATAGTGCGGGTGGCCCTATTAATTGTAGTTATGTTGTCTATGGTGAAAGAAAAGATACTGAACCTAACATTCCTGAGTATAAAGGATTGACAGAAGCAGACTATCCAGGGGATAATAGCCAGTATATTATTAATAGTGATTGATGAATAAGGTACATGAGATATTCCCTCTGGTAATTTATCAAGATAGTATTGAATGTCATGAAGAGTTTAAGAAAGAAAATATAAATTCTTTAAGAGAGTATTGGTTCAATGGGTATAAGAATGAGAGTCCAGAATACTCTGGGAAAATCTTTTTACACCTAGATCCACAATATAATCTTTTCTTTGATGACCTAAAAAAATCTATTGATAATTACTTTTATCATCTAAATGTTGATTATTCAAAACTCAATTACCATGTAATTAAATCATGGGTTGGGTATCATAAAGACGATGATACTCCATCCATCCCGCCCCATTTTCATAATGAATCTAATCTGAGTTTTGTTTATTATCTGAAGACTGACTCTACATCTGATAAGTTCTGTCTTCAACAAGAAAAGAATAGAAATGAAAGTGTTGGTGGATTATTTGAAGTATCTAATACTAACAATACTCTGATGTCATTTAATAGATATAATTGTAACTTTTATACAATCACCCCATATGAAGGATCGGTTGTTGTCTTTCCTAGTAATATAACTCACTTTACTCAAAAAGGTGATGTGAGAGATAATGAAAGAATTGTAATCGCAGGTGATGTAAGAGTCACTCTTAAAGAAGAATATTACAACCATCATCAAGGTTCCACACATCCAAATCAGTGGAAACAGATCTAAATAACCAAATAGTAGTATTATAATATGACCACATTATCAACAACAGGACAATTTGTTGTCACTGGTCTTTCGTCTGAAAAATCCAGTAGAGATGAAGAAAATGATGTATTTCAATATCCTGTTGGTATTGCATCAACGGCAGTAAATGAATATCAGTTAGTATCAAAAGAACTTGACTTAGAAGTTCTCCAAAATATTTCTGGACAAATACAGATAATTAATGATAAAAAACAAGAAGCAATTGGTTTAGGTAATTCTGCATTAGGTTTATTTAAACCAGGAGTATTTCCTCCAATTTGTAGTTTTTATGATAGCACAGGAGGTTTGAATAATGATATTAGTTCAGGAAATGGTGTAGATGAAGCTGTTACACCAGGACCTGGTACTGGTGGTACTGCAACTCCTGCAGTTGCGTACTCAATTGTAAGAACAGATGCCGTCAGGATAAGAAGGTATCCTTACTTGGAATCTAGAACTTCTCCTAATGATAATGCACTGGAGGATATGAAATTTCCTATATTGACTAACACTAATGCAGGCCAAGGGGAAGAAGATATCTGGGTCAAAAATTCAATTTATACTGACCCTGATGTAGGATTAAATTATTACATAAGAGATGATGAGGGTAACTGGTCTCTTGATACATTTGAAGGCGAAGAAGGTGATACATTAGGTAGGTTCTATCAAATAGATTCATCAGGAGGAATATCGACTAACACATATAAAATTGATGGATCAGTGTCTCTAGGAAATGTTTTTATACCTAGTGAATTGTATTCGGGAAGTTTAAGTTCATTTTTTGTAGGAGTTCAGACTGGGTGTTCATGGACTGGAGTTAGTACAGCATCTGGTACAACATCAGTAGAATGGAATGCTGACACTGGACAATTAACTCCTATATTAGGTCTTATCTCACCTGGATCTGGAGCATTAACTGTTCCTGTTGGTGCCGTTTGTTCGGACCTTGCAACAAAACAACAACAATTGTTGGATGAGATTGATTCTACCAGAGTTGGAATTACAACTTGGTTTGTATCAGTAAATACTACAAAACAAAGAAAACATGGGTCACAACTACAACTATGGTCTGTAGAAAGAGTAAAAATCAGAAACCAAGAAGAAACTGATGGTCTTAATAATTCTCCAAGAAATATTGAAACAACGATACCATCTGTTGAGGCGGTAGATTCTGAATTACCGACAAATAGTAACACTGCAGACGCAGATAGAGGTAATCTTACTGCAGACAACACACTTATTACTGCGGACAGTAAGTAATAAATAATCCTACGAAGATAACAAATCATGGCAAAGCAATTAATTAACTTGGGTTCTGTTCCTAATGATGGAACAGGTGATCCACTGAGAACATCATTTGATAAGACTAACGATAATTTTAACGAGATCTATACAATTTTTGGTGATGGTACCACTCTTGGTGTTGGTACTGCGACCTATGCAAGTGTTGCCGGTGTTGCAACAGTCGCACAAGGTATCATTGGAGCACCTAACCTGAACGTGGGTATTGTTACTGCCAGTGGATTCGTCAGTGCAGCATCAACAACACCCGTCACAATCACCCATACAGGTGGTGTATTGACCTTTACAGTGTCTGGTATTGGTTCCACAAGTCTGACACTCTCATAAGTGTCACAGGGTCATTGACAGGTGATCCTGAACCTCCTATACTGAGAGAGTCCCTGACCAATCTCATGGAATACAATAAAAAAGACTTTCTTGTTGAAAACGAAAACGATGAATACATTACCAGTTGTGTCATTGACATAATGATGCGTAAATTTACTCTTATTTCTAATGAGGGTAATACACTGTCTTCTAATTGTGACACAGTAGAAGAATTTATGAATGTATTAGAGACAATTAGGTCAGTGTTACCAGAGAAAATCATTAACTATGTTCAACCTACATGAATAGGTATTCTTTTAACTTATATCAACAAATTCTGGAGTGTTACGAGTATGAGACCAGAAACGCGTCAGTCTATGGAAATGTTATTTGCAGCGAAGTGGAACTTACCCAAGGCAGCAAAGAACGCCAACTTAACAGAAAAAGAGATGAAGATTTGTTTTAATGAGTATTGTAGTCTTCACCCTGTAACTTGGACTGGTGAAGATGAATGAAACAACTTTTCTTAGTTGATATTGGTGATGACAGATGTATCACTCATGATGGACATGTTCAGATGGGTATCTTCAATCATTCTGTAGAGAAACATCTTGAACTATGTCCCGAACAAGAATGGCAAGTAACATATTGGATACCTGATCCATTAGGGTTGAGATACAAAAGAATTAACTTTCAACATACTATGAAGGCAAACGAAGGTTCTGCTAGAACTGATAATGCTACTGATAGTCGTCCAAGAGACTTTCCTGACCAAGCAACAAATAGATTAGAAAGATCAATCTAACTACTAATAAATATTTCAAACAGAGGTTTCTTATGAAATATAAAATTGAAACCAAGTTTGTTTGGCTCAATGATACATCTAACTTAGTTCTGATGTATTTTATTCAAGGTATACCATTTACCTTTGATGATGCCGAAGAAGAATACTATTACAACTATGATGTCATTGATGCTGCAAATAATTCTCCAACATATACCTTGGATGGTTTGTATAAGGCATCATCATATTTGTTGGCGGAAGAATGTCATCCTATGTTGTATGACCTAGAATTAGAAAATCCTGAACTTTTGCCTATAGAGTAACATGCAAATAAATCTCTGGTATTGTAATAAAATGGAACAGTGGAGATGGACTCTCTGTGGTAATGATGATGAGACTCTTTGGCAAGAGTCGGGACAAAGAACAGATTTAAGAATAGCAATGAATGATGTTGCAACAACAGTAGAGTATTTACTTAAAGAGAAAAGTGTGGTAAGATAATAAAGCCGTGTGAAGGAAGGCGCCACTCTGTGGTAATGTATCCACCCTTTTTGGGTGGTTTTTTTATGGATAAATAACTCATAATGAAGACGGCCTGTAGGTAAAATGCCCTTATCACGTTTAGACAATTTTCTGAAAAACGTCCGTGGAAATATTCTTTATGTTGATCCTAACAGTCTAGATGCTACTGATAGTATCACCAATCAGGGTAATTCACTTGCAAGACCCTTTAAAAGTATTCAGAGAGCTTTAGTAGAATCCTCTAGATTCTCTTACCAGAGAGGTTTAGATAATGATAGATTTGAAAAGACAACTATCATGTTGGCTCCTGGTGAGCACTTTGTTGATAATAGACCTGGGTGGATTCCAGATGGTTCCGGTACTTACAAGTTAAGAAATGGTTCGACTAGTACCGATTTTTCGCAGTTTGATGTATATACTAACTTCGATGTAAAGTCTCCTACTAACCAACTCTTTAAACTGAATAGTATTCATGGCGGTGTTATCATCCCCAGAGGTACTTCTATTGTTGGACAGGATCTTCGTAAATGTAAGATTCGTCCTCTGTATGTTCCAAACCCAGAGAATGATAATATTGAAAGATCTGCTCTTTTTAGAGTGACAGGAGGTTGTTACCTACAAAGTTTCACTGCATTTGATGGTGATCCAAATGGTAGTGTTTTTAGAGACTATACTGATAACACGGCTGTTCCTAATTTCTCACACCATAAATTAACCACATTTGAATATGCAGATGGTGCTAATAACGTAAGTATTAACGATCAATTTATCAGTAACTATACCACCAATAGAACTGATCTTGACATGTATTATGAAAAGATTGGTATTGCATATGGGCCTTCTTCTGGCCGTGCAATTAGTCCTGACTACCCTTCATCTGGTGTAGATATTGAGCCAAAGGTTGATGAATTTCGTATCGTCGGACCAACTGGTGGTACTACAGGTATTAGTAGTATAAGGTCGGGTGATGGTTCAGTTGCAACCACAACAATTACTGTCAATTTGAGTGATGGTATTGCTGGATTAAATGTTGATACATATTTCCAGGTCAACGGTGTAACTGACAATGCATATAATGGTACATTCGTTGCAACCGAAATTCTCTCTCAAGATAGTGAAGGAAAAACCACATCCTTTACATACGAATCTTCAACACTTCCATCAAATGCTCTTCCATCAGTAACTGGTGTTTCTATAGAACTTTCGACGGACACAGTTTCTGGTGCTTCACCATATATATTTAATGTATCATTGAGATCTGTTTATGGTATGTGTGGTATGCATGCCGATGGCTCTAAGGCATCTGGCTTTAAGTCAATGGTTGTTGCGCAATTCACGGGTGTCAGTCTTCAGGTTGATGACAATGCATTTGTAAAATATAATTCAGTTACTGGTTCTTATGATGATTCAACAACAGTAACGAATATTCATTCTGATACTGAGGCACAATATAAACCAAGTTATTCTAACTTCCATATCAAGGCATCCAACAACTCTATCATTCAGTTGGTGTCTATCTTTGCAATTGGTTTCTCAAATCATTTTGTAACAGAATCTGGTGGCGACTTCTCTGTCACCAACTCTAATAGTAACTTTGGACAAACTTCTTTAACGTCCAAAGGATATAGAGAAGATGCATTTGATGTGGATGATATTGGTTACATCAGTAATATTGTTCCCCCAAGAAAAATTGACACTACAGATGTTAATCTTGAATATACTTCCATTGATGTTTCTAGAACTGTTGGAGTAGGGTCTACAAGTAGACTTTACTTATATAATCAAAACAATCCAGACATTAGACCCGAATCCAGAATCCAGGGATATAGAGTTGGTGCTAAGAGTGATGATAAACTTTCTGTTCTTATTTCTGACGGTGGAACAAGTGGGACATACAATGCAAGAATTGTAATGCCGAAGACTCATATTGGTTCAAGTAATGTAACCAGTATGAAGGTCTCAAGAGTCGGTAGATCTGTAGGAACAGGTAATAGTATCGCAAGTAATATACTCACCTTCACAGAAGATCATAGTTTTCAGAATGGTGAATCTATTAGAATTGTGAGTGATAATTCAAGACTTCCTGATGGTCTTGAAAATAGTTATGTTTACTATGCGATTACAACTGCTCTGAATGATGATCAAATTAAGATTGCACAAACATCAAAAGATGCTGAGTTTGGAACAGAGTTAACTATCAACAATCTTGGTGGTAATCTGGTTGTTCAGAGTAGAGTTAGTGATAAGACTTCTGGTGATATTGGCCACCCAATTCAGTTTGACTCTGATGTAAACCAATGGTATGTAACTGTTGGAACTGCGACATCTGATAACACACTGTATCCTAAACTAGTAAGTCTTGGAACTACCGCTCTTGGAGATTCAACTTCTAGAACATACATCACAAGAACACCTGATACCAGATCATCTGACGATAGGATTTATCAGTATAGGTACATACTTCCTGCTTCTTCAGGTGTTGGAACCGCTAGAGTTCCTAAAGATAGTTTCATTGTTCAAGAATCCAATCGTGTTAATGGACAAACAGATACTGAAGTAGGACTTCAGTACAATCCAGGATCTGTTACTATGAGTAACAGTGGACAACTCAGAAATCCATCTTACATCGCCAAGGCAAAGTATAGTGGTGGAATTGCATTCTATGAGACAGAAAGAAATCACCGTCTCTCTATTGGTTCTACTGTTGAGGTCAATAATGTAACCAGTACAAACTTTACTGTTGGTACAGCACAATCTGGTTATAATGGTAAATTTAAAGTTATTGGTATTCAAAGTGCTAGATCATTCTCTGTAGAAGGTGTTTCTACTGATCCTGGAACCTTCACCAATAATGTTTCTAACAGAACTACAAGTCTTCCTACCTTCAAACGTAAGAACTATAATAATGATTATTTTGTCTATGATGTTCAACAGGTTAAGGAGTATGTTCCTGGTCAACAGGATGGTGTTTATTATCTGAATATTCTTAATACCTCAAACACACCTCAAGTATCACCATTTAATGATTCACAGGATTATAGTTTCAGACAACCTATTATCAATCTTTATCCACAAGTTGATAGAGATAATCCAATATCAGATCCAAGTCCCTCTATAACTTATGCACTCCCTGATAAGATTGGTAAGACCATCATCAGTGAACCAAAAAATAGTACTACCAAAGAAACACTTGACAAGATTAATAATGAAAATAATTTGGGTATTGGTATCACTGATATCCAATCTGCGGCGGATGGTTCAAACATTGTTATCTTTACTGACCGTGACCATGGACTACAACAAATTACTAGAGTAAGTATTAATAGTAGTGGTTCTGGGTACGGTAATGGTAGTGGTGGAACAGAAAACCTCTACAACGCAGTTCTTTCTGGTTCAAGTTCAGGTACTGGTGGCCTGGCAAGAATTACCGTTAATGCATCTGGTAGTATTACTGATGTTCATATTATGAATGGTGGTAGTGGTTATGTTCTAACAGAAACACTGAATGTTGTCGGAACTTCTCAAACCACAGGTTATAGTCAAGGTTCGGTCACTGTTGATAAGGTTTATAATAATGTCAACGACACTATTCAAATTTCTGGTGTTGTATCCGATGATTATGTACAATACAATCAACTTTATAGAATTTCTGAAATCATCAGTAATAACTCTATTAGAGCAATCCCTGTTGATACTATTACCTCTGGTATCAATACCACTGGTATTGGCGCTATTACAACTATAGATGCATTGTTCAGTCTTACAGGTCCAACTCTTGGCATCAGTACATTTGTGTACGATAATGTTAGTGGTCTGGCAACGGTCACCACAAACCAGGGTCATGGTCTGAGAGTTAATAACACTGTTAGAATTGGTGGAGCTACGACAGACTTCTTTAATAAAGATTTCCTTGTTACTGATAACGTAGGTATCAATACATTTACAATCAATGTTGGTGTCAATACAGTTAATCCAGGAACTGGTGGAACTATTCGTGCATACTATCCTGGTAACACTGCTCAGGGTGGAGAACTTCTATCAGGTTCTGATGAGAATTTTGGTGGAAGAGATATTGTCCCTTATATCGGTATCACTACTGTTATTTCTTCGACCGTCGCTAATGCAACAACAGATGAAATCAATATCAGAAATCTTACAGATTTTAATTTTCAGATAGGTGACTACCTGAAGGTTGATGATGAAATTGTAAGAATTAAGACAACTGTAACCTCTAACCCTGTTAAGGTGTTCAGAGGTATGATGGGCACAAGACCCACTAGTCACCTAGATGAGAGTGTAATCAAGAAAGTTTCTGTCTCACCTGTTGAATTTAGAAGAAACTCAATTATCCGTGCTTCCGGTCATACATTTGAGTACCTTGGTTATGGTCCTGGTAACTATTCTACTTCACTACCTGTCAAACAGAAGAAACAACTTTCTGTTGATGAACAATTGACAGCACAGGCGCAAACTACCTCTGGTGGTGTTGTTGTTTACACCGGTATGAACGATGCTGGTGACTTCTTTATTGGTAACAAGAGAATTTCCTCCAATACTGGTAAAGAAATTGTTTATGATACTCCGATTCAAACCTACACTGGTGAAGACTTTGTTAATGGTGAGAATGCATCATTTGGTATTGATGTTCTTGAGACACAAGAGGTCATTGCTTCTAGAGCACTGAGAGTTAATGGTGGGCCTTCAAATAATATTCTTTCAGAATTTGATGGTCCAGTTGTATTTAATCAGAAACTGACATCCACCTCAGACAAAGGTATTGAAGCCAACTCAATATTCCTTCAAGGTGATGCAGTTGTTTCTAGAAACTATACTGTTGGTATTACAATTCCTACCGACGCAGGAAACCCTGGTGACGTAGTTTATAATGCAAACCCAACTAAAGGTGGGACGATTGGTTGGACTTATACTATAGAAAATGGTTGGTACGCCTTCGGTGGTGTTACCTCTGATGGTGGCGAGTTTATCTTTGAAAAAGTTGGTATTGGGACTACAACTGCGGGAGATTGTACTCTGAAAGTTGGTTCTGGTACTTCGGAACTTTGTGTTAATGAGCATGGTGTTGGTATTGGTGGTAGCATAGCTACTGCGACAGAGAAACTGGTAGTAAATGGTGCCGTTGTTGCAACTGCATTTACAGGTGATGGTTCTGGACTTACTAATCTTCAAAATGATAGTCTATTCAAAGGGGTTCAATCTGGTTTAGGAACCGGTATTCATCCAATTGATAATAGAAATGTCGGTTTTGGTACTACTGTATTCGGTGCAGAGTATACAGTTAAAATTGGTACACCTGGACTTGGACAAACTGATCTATATGTTACAAACGAATCCAGATTTATTGAAACATCTACGTTTAGTGGTGATGCTAAGGTAGATGGAACTCTGAGAGCAGAGACAGTTGAAGTTAGAAGTGGAACGGTTCAGGCTGGTGTCATTACGGCAACCAGTGAACTAAGGGTTGGTACATCTAATACTATATTCTCTGTTACCTCTACCGCTGGTGTTGGCATTGGAACCTCATCTCCTAGAGAAAACTTGGATGTTGAAGGTAGAGCAAGACTTAAGTCTTATTATGAAATTTCTCAATCTGTTATTTCTACATCAAATCGTATTGATGTAGATATTGCAAGAGGTCAGTCCTTCACACATACAACAACTGAGAGTGTCAATGACTTCAGGGTTATCAATCCTCCATCAGGTGGAACCTTTGCATTCACACTAAAGATTGTTCAGGGAACTACACCAAGAGGTGTTGGTATTGATACCTTTGTCAATAGTATTGGTAATGCTGTTAGCGTCTTCTGGCCTGGTGGTGTTACTCCTGTTGTGACTCAATCTGGTGGTGCCACTGATATTTACTCCTTTATGAGTTTCGATGGTGGTTCTACACTTTATGGTGGTGTAGTTGGCCAGAACTTCACCTAAATACCTTGAAGGAGAACTGTGAAAAATGATACCTGTCTCTCTTAGACATTTCAGAACACCCAATACTAATATATACTTGAATGGTCCACTTTTAAGGATTGTGGACCAACCATCAAGTATAACTACTGGTATTGGCTCAACTGTTGTGATTAGTGGTTTTGCCACAGCAGCATTTGACCAGAATCCAACTGCAATTCTGGATGGGGAGGTAACATACAGATGGTATGATACACCGACCAATCTTCCATTAGTAGAAGGAACAAAGTATGTTGGAACTGCAACATCACAATTAACTATAAATAATGCGCAATCACCACAGGATAACTTAGACAGATTTTATTTTATTGCAGATTATATTCCAAGTGCATCACTTGATGGTTATCTAAATGATCCAACTTCAGGGAATGCGATATGAGTATTAAATCAAATGACTCAATACTTACAGTACTTCCAAGTATTGTAATTACATCACAACCACAAGATACAAGAACCTCTGTAAATATCAATGCAGAATTTACTCTAACGGCAACTATTAGTGATAATAGATATCCCATTCAGTATTATTGGACTGTTGATGATGTAATTCAACCCAATTCAAATAGTAATGTATTTCTCGTTTCATCTGCAGATCAAGGAGAAAAAACTGTTAGAGGATATGCATTTGTTGATATTACATCTAGGAATGAAGGACAGGACATTACATCTAGAGTAATTCAAGCATCTGATACTGCCACCTGGAATATTGGACCACCAAGAAGTATTGTAAGATTTGAAGGATTTACTCCTACTGGTGGATATAAGTCCATTGATGCTAATCTTGATGATGGCGACTTCACACTTGATGATACAATGTTTGATAGTTCATATAATATTGTTACATATTATGCAAGAGAAAAAAATCTTGACCTTACTCTTTATATGGATGGGGCTCCTGGTTTAACTAGTTCTTCTAATCAACAGGGTGGAGAAGGTGGAAGATCTGCAGTCACACTTACACATACACAAAACATAGAACACACTGTTCTAGGTACCACAAATAACTCTGGTGTTTTTCTTTATAGAGGAGCCAACTTACTTCTAGTGGCTGGACAAGGAGGTCAGGGAGGAAGTAATAGTGCTGGTGCAGATGGTGGTGGTGTTAATGTTACTGGTGCCAATGGAGCTAATTCAAGTGGTGGGACATTGGTTAGTAGTGGTCAATTGACATTAAATGGTTCTTTTGGTTCTCTTGTGAGTACTGTAAGTCTTCAACCAAATGATACATTAGAGACTGCTCCTAATGGTGGTAAAACTATTTCTTGTACTAAAGGTAACTATTGGACTGGTTTAGGTATATCACCATGTTCAAATAACTCCACAGATAAAATTAAATTTAGAATAAATGACGGAACAGAAGTTTCATTAAGTGATGATATTATAAGAGGATTTAAACCAGGATACACTATCACCAGTACAGAAGGTAGAGCCTCTGGTTCTGCTGAAGGAAAGGGTGGTAGAGGTGCTACTGGTGGTGCTGGTGGTACTTCTGGTCATGGTGGTGCTGGTGGTTCAGGTTATACTGATGGAACTGCGAAAGTAGTAACAACACAACTTGGTGGTAATACTGGTAAAGCAAAAATTAAGTTTAGTCTTGTTCCTCCTCCACCACCAGTAAAATCGGGTGAAGTTACTCATGCATTCAATAATTCAAGTAATATTACTACTTACCTCAACTTTACTGATGCAGTTATAGATGTTGAGGTAATGAATCCCACCTCGCCAGATAGACAATTTGGTCAAGGTACAAATGTTAAATATTATATTATTACTATGAATAATGATTACACCAGTCTTAGTGTAAGTGTCCTTCAGGATACCAGTGCTGGTGGTGGTCCTGGTGGAGGACTACAACCAACAAAAATTCAAAATCTTGGTAATAGAAAATGGGGAGTTTGGTTCAACAAGGCAAATGGATATAATACTTATGCAAGAAACTGGTCAGTGACTGGTAATGTATAAATAATAAATAAATAAGAGGTGGATAGTGAAACCTCTGAGGTATCAATGGCCGTTAACAAAAACTTTGTAGTAAAGAATGGCGTAGAGGTTTCAACAAACCTTATCTACGCTGAAAGTAGTATTGATAAAGTTGGTATTGGCACTACTACACCTAGTGCTAAACTTGAAGTTATAGGAAATATTGTTGGTGTGGGACTTACCCTGTCGGGTTCGACTACTGGAACCAACGCAAATTATTCGGGGATTGTTACTTCTAGTACTGGTCTGGAAGTTGGTACAGGTGGAACTTCTATTACTGTTGATGTAACCAACAACAGTACAGGTTTTAACTCTACAACACCTGACACTAACTATGTCTTAGATGTTCAACCAGGTGCTGGTCAATCAGCAGCTAATTTTGGTGGTGGTGTTGATATTACAGGTAACCTGAGTGTCACCGGAGCAATTTCTGGAACAATCCAGACCCTAAACAACCCAACAATCACTGGTGTAGTTACTGCAAATGATGCAGAGATTTACACTCAGTTTGATATTATAAACAACAGTACAGTTGCTTATCAATATCAGACAACTGGTATTGGTTTCACACAGAATGCTGACAACCCAGTTCTTTATCTTGTCAGAGGTAAGAAGTATCACTTCAATCTGAATGCCTCTGGACATCCATTCTATATCAAAAAACCTGAAGCGGGTATTGGTTCAGTTGGTGTTAGTCTACTATACCAAGATGGTGTTGAAGGACAAGGAACACAGGTAGGTATTCTTACCTTCAAAGTTCCATTCAATGCACCAAGTAATGTTTATTACCAGTGTTCCATTCATGCAGGAATGGGTAACACCATGTACCTGTTGGATGGCACTGGAACAGGTGGAGGTGGTGCTGCTGGTGGTATTTCCAGTATTGCTGTTTATTCTGCAGATACATTAGTAGGTAATACTACCAGTTTGAATTTTGATGGTATTAATCAAACTGTTACTGTTGATGGTGACAAAATTGATATTAGTATCAAAGGTCAAGCATCTACTGGTATTGGTTCACCTATTTCTTATTCAAATGGTGATAGTTCACCATTTGCGTATATTGATGCTGAATCCAATGTTCGTGAAAATATGGTTCTGGATACCACTAATGCTGGTCCATCTACCTCATATGTTGTAGTTTCTTCGCCAAGACTTGTTATTCAGTCTGGTGTTGGAGTTACAGTTGGTACTAGTAAGACAATGATTATTGATATTTTGGATCTTTCTTCCTTTGGTTGATTTTCTACCCAATAGCATAAAATAAAATGTCACAACTTAATGTAAACATTATTAAGAACAGGGTAGGAAGCAATGGTCCTACTATCTCAGGTAATACCAATGTAAGTGGTATTCTAACCGCAACATCATTCTCTGGTGATGGTTCTGGTTTAACTAGTCTTATCATATCAGGTGATGGTAACCTCACAAACCTGAATGTCTCAGGAGTTTCAACATTTACAGGCAATACAGAATTTGATGGTAATGTCACTATTGGTGGAACACTTACCTATCGTGATGTAACAAATATCGACGCTGTCGGTATGATAACCGCCAGGAAGGGTGTTCAAATTCTTGCCGATGGTTTTACAGTAACTGGTGTCAGTACCCTCAGTAATGGAGCATTTATTCCTGACAGTCAGTACCTAAATATTGGTAATGATAGTGATTTAAGACTTTATCACACAGGAACTGCTAGTTTCATTGAAGACCAGGGAACTGGTAACTTTATTATTGGTTCTAATGGTGGTGTATTAAAGATTACCAAAGGTGCTGATACTGAAGACATGGCAGTCTTCACTCCTGATGGGTCAGCAGCACTGTATTATGATAATGCCAAGAAACTTGAAACATCAACAACTGGTGTCACAGTAACTGGTGATGTTACAGCAACATCATTTAGTGGAGATTTAACTGGAACCGCATCAAATGCATCAGGTGCAACAGGTGATTTCTCCATTGCAGATAAGATTGTTCATACTGGTGATACTAACACTGCCATCAGATTCCCTGCTGCTGATACATTCTCTGTTGATACGGCTGGTAGTGAGCGCCTACAAATCGACAGCTCGGGTGTTGTAAAACTAACTCAATCTGGAAGCAATCCACGTTATGGATCGTTTGAAGCGTCTAGTGATGCTTTTAAGTTAAAAGCGTTTAGTGGCAATGTTAGTCATAACGCCACGATGCAGTTTTTCACTGGCGCTGATTCACCGACCGAGCGGATGCGAATCGCTAGCGCAGGTCAAATTGGTCTCGGTGGTGCTAACTACGGAACTTCTGGTCAAGTAATAACTTCCAACGGATCCGGTAGTGCTCCAACGTGGCAAGATGCTGGTGGTGGTGCTTGGAACTTGATCACAACTGTCACTGCAAGTGGTGCATCACAGGCAGATATTACTGGAACAAGTTCTACCTACAACAAATATTGTCTGATCGGTAGAAGAGTTTGGAGTGTTCAAGATTGGTTCTACGCTAGATTCTTTAATAATGGAACAATTGATGCTAGTAATGCTTATAGAACGGCATGGACAACTCATACCAATACATCATTAGTTGCTCTCAATGCAGAAGCTGACAATACCACTTATTTTCGTCCAGGATATAATGGTAGTGATGCAAACTCTCCATGTGACTTCTTTATTTACTTTAATGATACTCATACTGGATCTGTCTTTTGTCAACTTTTCCAAGGGTATAGTGTTACCAACCTTGGAACTCAATCTCGCAGGACTGTGTTTGCAGGAAGTTTAAATTCATTCCGTACAAACACCAGTGGAATCAGAATTTACCCTGGTAGTGGTACTATTAACGGTACTTTCGAACTTTACGGCATCAGCTAGTAGGAGGAAACTAAAATGTCTAGATTTACGGCAACAGCAGAAGGTAACGTACCATTCACCGCAGAAGAAGAGGCAGAAAGGGATGCCTGGGATGCAGGTGCAGATGACAGAAAAGGAGTAGATGTTCGTAGAGAACGCAATCAACTTCTGAGGGAGTCTGACTGGGTGTCAGGTTCTGATATCACAATGAGTGATGCGTGGAAAACTTATCGACAGGCACTTAGAGATATTCCTTCACAAGAAGGGTTTCCTAATGATGTAACTTGGCCAACCTCACCAACACAATAAATAACTAAAAAGTAGTGTAATGTCACAGTTAAATATCAACACTATTAAGAATAAACGTGGTGACTATGGACCTAATCTTGTAGGTCATAGTACAGTCACTGGTGATTTAACCGTGACTGG